AAGCAGATTGGACAGATATTGGTCATCATTCAGGTACAGGAATAATTTGGTTTAAATGAAATTATCAATTTTAGTTCCTTCAGTAGCAGGCCGAAGAAATACCTTTTTGCCTAAATCATTGGATATGCTTTATGGTCAATTAGAGGCATTGCCAGAACAAGACCAAAAGGAGGTTGAAATTATTTATTTAATAGATAATAAAACCATTATGCTAGGTGATAAGAGAAATCTTATGATTAGCATAGCAAGCGGTAAATACATTTCATTTGTTGATTGTGACGACCGTATTGAGCCAGATTACATTTCAAACATTTTAGAGGCAATTAATTCTAATGCCGATTGTATAACCTTTGAGGTCTCTGTTTCACTAAATGGCAACAATCCTAAAATCTGTTATTATTCTAAAGATTTTCCTAACGACTACAATACTGAGGAGGCTTATTATAGATTGCCAAATCACATACCAGTAATAAAAAAAGAAATTTCTACAAAGGTTTCTTTTCCAAGTTTACCAAGAGCCGAGGATGCTGGTTACGCAAAGATTTTAAAACCACATTTAAAGTCTGAGTTTAAAATAAATAAAGTACTTTATCATTACGATTTTAGCGATTTAACAACCGTTGCTCAAGAATATATCCCCAACATTAGAAACAAACGCAAAAGCAGTATGAATCCAATTGTAGATGTAATTTTTATTTCTAACGCTTCAAAACTAGGGTCAAAAATGACTCAAAATGCAATTGATAGTTGTATTCAGTCGGCAAATGGTTTGGAAGTCAATTGTATTGTAATAGAAGAAAAGAGTAATTTATTCTATAAAAATTCAGTTACATACAATCCTCATTCCCAATTCAATTATAACAAATTTTTAAATTTTGGAGCAGTTCGCGGTAATGCTCCCTGGGTAATGTTTTGTAATAATGATTTGATATTTAAAAATGGTTGGCTACATGGTTTATTAGCCGCCGACTATCCAATTGTTAGTCCTATTGCAATGTCTGACTTTAGACAAAAGGATGTTACAGAAAATGAAATAGGCTGGCAATGTGGTAGAAATTTATCAGGTTGGGCGTTTATGATGAAAAGGTCATTATATAAAGAAATTGGTGGACTTGATGAGGATTTTGATTTTTGGTTTGCTGACAATTCATTAGTTGAGCAATTAAAGAAAATTAATGTGCCTCCAATGTTGGTTGTTTCAGCTAAAGTAAATCATTTAGGTAGCCAAACATTAAAAGAAAGAAACATAACTGATAGAAATGATTTAATGTGGTCTAAGCTAGAATTATTCAATCAAAAATATAATCAAACTTTATTTTCAGAACATCCAAAATTCTTAGAATGGAAACAATTGCAGTCTGTTTAACAACGCACAATAGAAAAGAAGTATTTGAGGAAACATTAATTGAATGGGAAAAATATTTACCAAGCAATGCTACTATTTATGTGGTTGATGATGCATCCAAAACGCCTGTAAAATCTAATTATCGGTTTGAGCAAAATGTTGGAATAGCTAAGGCTAAAAACAAGTGTTTAGAGTTAGCCGACAAACATGACCACATTTTTCTTTGTGATGACGATGTAAGACCGAAAACACATGATTGGTTTAAGCCTTACATTAATTCTCAAGTCAATCATTTGTGCTTGACATTTGATAAAAAAAGCAATAACATCATTTATAGTCCTTCAATAAGATTTAACGGTGAACATGAAGGATTTATGACATATACCGCTCCTAATGGATGTATGCTTTATTTAAAAAATATATGTCTTCAGGTAGCTGGCGGAATGAGACCTCAATTTGGCTTGTGGGGATTTGAACACGTCGAATACAGTCAAAGAATACATGACTTAGGATTAACTCCTAAACCATTTATGGATGTAAAAAATAGTCTTGATTTATTTGATGTTTTAGATTGGCGTTTTGCCGTCGATTCGTCTTTATCAATTAATGAAAGAAGACAAAGCGGTAAAATAAATTTAAAGCTTTACGAAGAGTTCTCAAAACATCCTGAATTTGTAAACTACAAATGAGAATATTTTACTCAAATCCTTTTAGTTTAGACAAAGACATTGGCAAAGCCTACAACGAATACTTGGCCAGCCTAAATGCAAACGACGAGGATTGGATTGTTTTACAGGACGGCGATATTTTGTATCTGACTCCTGACTGGGGCAAAAGAATAAACCATGCTTTGGCTTTAGATGGAGACAAATTTGGCTTGGTTGGATGTTATACCAATCGGCTAAGGTCAAAGCACCAATTGCACGGTAAAGCCTTTAGCAACGATTTAAACATTAGAAATCATTACAATATCGCTATGTCATACGGGGGGGGTGGGGTGCAAGAAATTAGCGAGTACATTGCTGGGTTTTTTATGGCCTTTCAGTACAAGACCTGGAAGAAAATTAAGTTTACAGAAAATAGCTTAGCTTTTGATTCTTTGTTTTCTATGAGAGTTAAAGAGCTTGGCTTAAAGATTGGTTTAATCCGTTCGCTTTACGTTTTCCATAGTTATAGGCCTTGGACTGATTTCGAGCCTTGGAATGAGAAAAAACATTTAATGAAATAAATAGTATCTTTATGATAAAATTATTAATTGACCTAGCACCCTTTCAGAAAGGCGAAATATTGACCGTAGGCAAGACCTACGACACATATTTGGTCGACAAAGGATTAGCGGTTTGGATTAAAGTGGACAAACAAGACTATAAGAAAAAATGAGCGTAATTAGACCCGTAGACATAAGATACAGTTTCCAGGTAGCAACGGAGCCAATTACTTTGGCAGAGGCTAAGGCTTGGATGCAAATTGATTTCTCAGATTGGGACACCTTGATTACTAACGAACTAATCCCAGCGGCTAGAATTGAAAGTGAGAAGGCAAGCGGAATGCTTTATGTGGAAAGAAATGTCGTTGTAACAGATAATAAAACTGGCCAAAGAATTTACCCAATTGGCCCTTGGGTTGCGGATGTAACAACGGACGAAACAGAGGTAGCCAATTACACCTACACGGCTGGATTTAATAACTCCAATCCATTGCCTCAAGATTTGCACGTTGCGATGCTTAAAAGAATTGCAACGGATTTTGCATTTAGACAAAACCTAATCACAGTACAAGAGCAATACGCTCAAAAGGCTAGTATTTCAACCGAGTTAAAATATAGAGCGGACTTATTTGTATGATAAACTTTGGAAAGTACGACCAAAAAGTTGAGTTTGTGACTTTTTCTCCAGTAACCGACGGCGCTGGCGGAACGATTATAAGTCCAGCAACCTCTTTAGTTACGTTTGCATCTGTAACACAAACAAGAGGTGGAAACGCTTTAGAGGCTGGCGAAATGGTATTGCCAAACACTTTGCAAATTGCAATTCAATACCGAGTCTCTTTTATTCCTAGCGAGAATTACCAAGTCTATTACCGAACCAGGTATTACAAAATTACTGGCGTTCAATTGGATGAGCAACGCCAGCACAAAGAGTACATTATTAATATGGTTGGAGTGTAATGGCGGTTACGGTAAAAGGCTTAGACGGGGCTCTAAAAGACTTGGACAAGCAAGAGCAAATTGTAATTGATGCGGTTAAAGATATTTTGGCAAGTACTGCAACCGATATTGAGATTGAAGCAATTAGAAACGCTCCTAGTAGTTGGCAAGGCCAACCGCTAAATATTAAGCAAAGGATAGACAAAGTAGTTGAAGACAACGGTTTAGCCTGGAAAGTTGGAGTTCAATCGGGAGACCCTGTATTTGAGATTGAGGCTTGGTTAGAATTTGGCACAGGATTAAGCGCAAGAGAGATTTTGAGCAATCCACAATACACGCAAGAAGTTAGAGACATTGCCAGGAGATTTTACCGAAACGGACAAGGCCGTATCATTGGCCAGCCTTATTTAATGCCAGCCTTTTTTAGGAATACTGCTAACTTAGTGACCGATATTGAAAACGAAATAAACAAAGATTTAGGATGAGAGAAATAGCCACAGACATACGAATAGCGGTAATTAATGCAATTACGCCTTTGACTCTTAGCGGAGTTACTTTGCCCGTTTACGATACTGAATTACCGCCAACGATTAATCCAGCAAACTATGTAAATTCGGCCGCTTACGTTCTTATAACAGACCAAAACGAAGCTGAAACAACAAACAACGATTGCTCGATTAGACAAAACGCAACCGTACAAATTAATATCGTTACCAAGTTTCCACAAGGGAGCGGAGGTAAAAAGCTTTCGGAAAATATTTCCAATGCCATTCAATTAAAAATGACTTTGGATTATTTAACGTTTCCAGCCGATTTGCAAGTTTTAGAGATTAGAAAAAACTTTAGCAGAACACAAATTGAGCAAGGTAGTAGCCAAATAGCTTACCAAAAAATCTTGTCTTATACCTTGGATATTTTCCAAGTATCTTAGTAAATAAAAATTTATGTATATTTGTTAAAACGAATAAGCAATGGCAACATATCAATTAGGCAATTTCTTTACTTTCGAGTGGAACAACCTTCCAGTCGTTTGTAAAACCTCCGCATCTGTTTCAATATCCAATGAGTCCGTAACCGTGAGAAACGATTGCACGGGCGATTATGGTGTAAGACTAGAAGGCGGCGACAAATCAGGCTCTTTCTCTTTTAGTGGAGACCTAGATTTTGCATCTACTGGAGTATCTAACCTTTCAGCTTTTGACTTGATGGAAGACATCGGAAAAGTATTTGAATTGGTTTTTGGAGGTACTGACTCAGGTGACAAAATCATTACAGTTGACGCTCAATTAAACTCAGTTGAGATTACTGCTGAAAGAAACTCTCAAGTTTCATTCTCAGGAACTTTCGACTTTGCTGGCGCTCCTGTTATTAGCGTTATACCAACCTAATCAAAATATATGGCTAAGTACCATTCAGCTCCTTTTAAAGAAGGGGAGATTTTCTTTTACCCAAATCTTGGGTCATTGGCAAACTTTGAGGATTTTACAGGATTAGGAATTGCAGAGGCATTTACTGGCAACGCAATCCCTAAACTAGATTATATTTACGCTTTATTACATGAATGCCACAAAGTTGCTTGCTTGCGTAAATCATCAAATCCAGTTGCTTTGGATGAGTTAAAAGTTTGGATTGAGGGAAAGGATGTAATGAAGTTGTTTAACGATGTTTTGGCCGACTTGCTTTTAGAGTTGGGCATTGGTGAAAGCCAAGAAAAAAAAACATAAATGAAGACGAGAGCGAAGATTATTCCGCTCGAGAAAATTTAATGCTGCTCGTAGGACGGACAAAAGTCCCTTATGAGCAGCTTTTTTGTTTAAGCCGTAAAGAGTTAAAGGCATTAATAAAAGGCCACGAGATTGACCAAAAAGACATGATTGAGGCAATGAGAGTTCAAGCGGTAATTGGTTTACATCCTCATTTAAAAAAAGGAGCTAACCTGGAACCAACAAAGCTTTGGCCATTGCCTTGGGATAAGACGGCAAAGCATTTAGAGTCAACACCGCAAGACTTTGCGAAAGCAAAGAAATTGTTGGAAATTGCAAGTAAACTAGAAAGAAATGGCAAATCCAAGAATAGAGGTTGAGATTGGGGCAAACGTAGTTGGTTTAACCAATGGCGTAAATACTGCAACAAGTCAACTTGACAAGTTAGGGAAAGCGGCACAAACAACGGCGCCACAAGTTCAAAAGCTAACCCAGGCAACTCAAGGTTATAATTCCGTTGGTATAGACTTTGCTCGAATTGTACAAGATGCTCCTTTTGGAATTATTGGTATTGGTAACAACATTACTCAGCTAGCGCAATCTTTTCAAACTTTAAAGAATACTACTGGCTCAACAAGCGCGGCTTTAAAACAGTCTTTTGCCTCAATATTTAGCTCAGGAAACGCCTTAATTTTAGGTATTTCTTTGCTTACAACGGCATTTACTATTTTACAACAAAAAGGATTCTTTAAATCTGAAGAGGACGCTAAAAGCTTAGATGAGACATTAAAGGCATACCAAGAGACATTAACTGGAGTTGCTGCGGCTACTTTAAAAGGAGCGCAAGAAGCACAAAAGGAACTTGCAGTTTTGAAAAGCTTAGAATTACAGGCAACAAATACCGCAGTTAGTACGGATAAAAGATTGGCAGCGGTTAATGAGTTGCAAAAGCTTTATCCTGACTATTTTGGCAATCTTACTAAAGAGCAAATTTTAAACGGACAAGTTGGAGACGCTTATTTAAAAGTCGCAGCTAATTTATTAGCTAAAGCAAAGGCACAAGCCGCAACCAATCAAATTGCTCAAAATGGGATTGATTTATTAAGAATTGAAACAAAATTAGAAGAGCAGAGAGCTCAAAGATTGCAAGACACCTCAGCTGCTCAGGCTCAATTGGATGCATTAATTGAAAAGAGACAAAAAGAAGGTTTTTTAACTCAAGGAGATTTGCAGAGATACGATACTTTAATAAAAAGTATTAATTCGGCCAATAAATCTTTGACTGAAGAGGCAACTTTACAAGGAGAGATTACAAGGATAAATAAAGAAAATAATCAACTAACTGCACAAATTACAAAACAGTTAGAAGCTGGAGCTTCAGTTGTAAATGCTAAGCTAGCAACATCTAAAGCCGTAAACGTAGAAAAAGAAAAGGAGTTAAAAATTGAAGACGAATTAATTGCACAAACTGAGTTGGGTAACCAATTAAGAAACGACGCTTTTAAGAAACTACAAATATTAACATCGGAGCTTGCCCCATCTTTGGGAAAGTTGCAAGAAATTGATTTAAGTAAAATTCAGATAGCGCCTGAAATAGCAGATATTGACGACTCAAAATTAACTGCTTTCGTTTTAAGGCTTGCTCAGTTTAACTCTGAGGTTGCTGGAGTTATTGAAGGAGGAGCCCAACAAACTCTTGGAGACTTTGCCTTTGCAATTGGTGACGCTTTGGCAAGTGGTGGAAATGTAGTAAAAGCGGCTGGAGCGGCTTTGCTTGGTGGACTTGCTGGAGTTTTAAACCAATTAGGACAACTTGCGATTGGAACTGGTTTGGCAATTGCTGGTATTAAAAAGGCTTTGCAAACGCTTAACCCAGCGGTCGCAATTGGAGCTGGAGTTGCTTTAATTGCTTTGGCTGGTTTTGTATCGTCTAAAGCTAAAAGCCTGGGAGGTTCAAGCGGAGGCGGTGGAGGAGGTGGAGGCGGCGGCTCTTCAGTTGGAAACTCAGGTGTTGGTGGCGGCTCGTCATTTACTGGGGGAGCTCAGGGCGGTTTATTTCAACAAAACAGAGATGTGAGCGGCGAGTTTGTAGTAAAAGGAAACGACTTGGTTTATGTTTTAGGACAAGCAAACAACAAGATAAATAAAGGATAATGGCAAACGATTATAGATTATTGCTTTCCGTTCGAGAAGGTCTTGGCACGATTACCGTCAACGGCGTTACTCCTTTAGATTTCTATACTGAAGGGGACGTTCTTACAATTGCAGTAGTCCCAGGC